GGTGTGTGTTTGAACTAGAAGGTATACCTAACCGGGTCAAAGCTATTCGTCGTCCAGAGCCACACCAGTTATATGCCAGAGTACTAAAACTAGGCATGGGCTTTTTATTTTATGGCTTTTGTGACGCAGTTAAGCCGGACAGTTGGAGAATGGTTTAATGCCTAAAGCAGTAATCTCAAATCGCATATACATGGATAACCCTGGTGTAGAACATACCAAGAAGGTTATCAAAGAGCTAACATACAAAATCAAAAAAGACACAGGGTCAAAGCAGTTTGCCACAGTTGAAACTATAAAAAACTACAAGGTACTGCCCAAAGGTATCTTATCAATCCCACAAGGTCGTCTAGACTTGGTTCCAGATGACTATGAGATTGTAGACAAACGTGTTTTTGAATACGTGCCTTTTCCCGACCCTAAGTTTGGGCTAAGGCCGGAACAACAAGTAGTATATGACCCAATCGACGATACTTGCTTCATCAACGCCCTTGTGGGATGGGGCAAGACTTTCACAGCTCTACACCTTGCACACAAGTTTGGTCAAAAAACCTTGGTCATTACACATACTGCCGCACTACGCGACCAGTGGTGTGAAGAAATCGAAGTCCTATTCGGGCACAAACCCGGTGTGGTTGGTGGTGGACGAATGGACTACGCCGACCACTTTATTACAGTCGCCAACATACAAACCCTTGCTAAGTGTGCTGGTGATATATCTAAAGAGTTTGGGACTATTATCCTTGACGAGGCCCACCACTGTCCTGCCACTACGTTTGCACAAACAGTGGACGTTTTTCATGCACGATACCGCATTGCCCTATCGGGCACAATGATCCGCAAGGATGGCAAGCACATCCTTTTCCGTGACTACTTTGGGCCGGTTGTTTACCGTCCGCCACAGTCTAACACACTAACACCAACAGTGCATATTGTTAAATCGGGAATTACACTAAAACCTGGAGTACCTTGGGTTGAAAAGGTCACTGAACTACTAGAGTCAGAAAAGTACAGACAATTTATTGCTGCAATAGCATTAATGCATATGCAAGAGGGCCACTCGGTATTGGTAATAGCTGACCGAGTGGAGTTTCTACACAAAGTAAAGGAATACATTGGTGAAGATTGCGCGGTTGTTACAGGCGACACAGAATATCAAGAACGACAGCACATCAAGCAAGAGGTGCTATCCGGAAACAAGCGGGCCATTTGTGGGTCGCGGCAAATCTTTTCAGAGGGCATTTCTATTAACACCCTCAGTTGTGTTATCCTAGCTGCCCCAATGAGCAATGATAGTTTACTTGAGCAGATTGTGGGTCGAGTTCAACGTCTGCACGAAGGTAAGCTTGACCCACTAGTCGTGGACATTAACTTTGCTGGGTTTGCTGACAAAAAACAAAACAATGATAGACTATCGCTTTACTTACGTAAGGGATGGCAGGTTATAACGGCATGATAAAATTTACACTTGCTGTAGCTTGGTCATTGTGATATAATATAGTCTGAATTCGATCATTATGGCTTTATTTTTCAACCTCGATCTATTGGAAACGGAAACTAAATGCGACCCTAAATTAATGTTATCAATGCTTGAGAGGCATTTTACTGGAAAACTAATGCCGAAAAACCGCCACGATAGAGTAATTACTCGAAGTCTAGTCGGTCACAGTTTTCTTTTAGATGCCGCCTCACTTTTTTCCGACACATCAGATATTGCGTACAAAACGCAGTATATAAGACTTGCAGGAAGGCGTGACTATAGCTTATACAAACTTTATCGTGTAACCTACTTAGACTTAAGTTACTACAAGGACATTGACCTAGACGCAATTAAACACAACCCCTTGCTCAACATACAACAAAACAAAATTTACTTTAAATACGAAAACAATTAATTATGGCAATTTCATTTAAAAACACCAAAGGCAAAGCAATCTCAAACAAAGTTGAGGCTTATGAGTACAAAGACGGCGAGAATACCGTGCGACTGATTGGCGGAGTTCTACCTCGCTACATCTACTGGCTCAAAGGCGCTAACAACAAGGATATTCCAGTTGAATGCTTGGCTTTTAGCCGCGACAAAGAAAAGTTCGACAACATTGAAAAAGATCACGTTCCTGCTTTCTTTCCAGAATTGAAGTGCAGCTGGTCTTATACTGTTAACTGCATTGACCCCAAAGATGGCAAAGTCAAAGCACTGAACTTGAAAAAGAAACTGTTTGAGCAAATTGTTTCAGCAGCAGAAGATTTGGGCGACCCAACCGACTACGACACTGGCTGGGATGTGGTTTTCAAACGTACCAAAACAGGACCTCTAGCTTTTAATATCAGCTACGACTTGTCAGTACTACGTTGCAAGCCTCGCAAACTATCAGACACCGAGCGTGAAGCCGCTGATGCTGCAAAATCTATTGATGAAAAGTACCCTCGCCCAACCGAAGCCGAAGTCTTGGCACTGTTGGAAAAGATTACTACTAACACAGATGACGCAGACACTGGTGATGCCGCTGCTCAAGAAGCTGTTAAAGAATTAGGTTAATCCAACACATAGCCCGCAATCCTAAAAAGCTTGCGGGCTATTTTGTCTAATAAACATGAAAATATTATTCACAGCCGATGTACACATCAAACTTGGTCAGAAGAATGTTCCAGTAGCTTGGGCGCGTAATCGCTTTAAGATGTTCTGTGAACAGTTTTCAGAGATGCAAAATTCCGCAGACTTGGTAATTGTAGGCGGAGATGTGTTTGACCGATTACCAACAATGGACGAAGTTGAGCTTTATTTTGACTTTGTTGAAAGCTTCCACAAGCCCACGCTCATCTATCCAGGCAATCACGAAGCACTGAAAAAAGAAACGACTTTTTTAAGCAATTTAAAGAAGTCCACTCATCGTTTAAACCCACTAGTAAGCATCATTGATGACTACCATGAAAATGTGGGGTTTGACTTAGATATTATTCCCTACAACAAACTCAAAGATTTTGAAAAGTCAGGTCGTGAGTTCTGTGGTCGTATTTTATGCACACACGTTCGTGGTGAAATTCCACCACACGTTAAACCAGAAGTTGATTTAAGCATATTTGATCGTTGGCAAATTGTACTGGCCGGAGACCTTCACAGTTATGAAAACTCACAGCGAAACATTTTGTATCCTGGCAGTCCTTATACTACTAGCTTTCACAGGCAACGGGTGGATACTGGCGCTATTCTACTTGATGGTGATACGCTTGGCCATATTTGGCTCCCTTTCAACCTCCCGCAGCTACTCAAGCGAACGATCACTGCCGAAGAGGCCAGCACCGCCACCGCCACCGAATTTGATCACACAATATACGAAGTCCAAGGCGACATGCAAGAACTTGGAGAGTTAGCTGACAGTGAGCTGATTTCCTCAAAAGTTCTTAAACGTGACACAGATTCTGCGCTTATCCTAGAGCCTGAAATGTCGCTAGATCAAGAAGTACGTGAGTACATAACCTATATCTTAGAGCTTCCCGAAGCTACTGTAGACAAAGTTTTAAAAGAATTACAAGACCATGCAGACAAACTTACATGAACGCCCCTTTGCAGTTGTTTGGTCACAAGTCAACTGCCCCGCCTGCACGCAAGCTAAAAACCTACTAGATTCTAAGGGTATTCCTTATGAAATAAAAATGCTTGGTGTGGATGTTACCAAAAAAGATCTAATTGATGTGGTGCCAACTGCCCGCAGCGTACCGCAAATTTTCCTAAATGGCGAGTACGTTGGTGGCTTAACAGAATTAAAGCAAAAATTAGCAAATGATAACAATCAAAACCCTAGCATGGTCTAATGCTTTTAGTTACGGCCCAGACAACTTTATTGATTTTGTGGCCTCTCCGCTTACCCAGCTTGTGGGCAAGAACGGACATGGTAAAAGCTCAATTGCACTTGTACTAGAAGAAGTACTATTTAACAAAAACTCCAAGTCAATTAAAAAAGCAGATATTCTTAACCGATATGTTAAAGATAAAAGCTATTCAATTGAGCTAGTATTTGATCGTGATGGTACAGAGTATAAGATTGAGACACGCCGTGGCAGTAGCCAAACTGTTAAATTATATAAAAACGGTTTGGATATAAGTGCTCATACTTCTACTGGCACTTATAAAATAATTGAAGAATTAATTGGCATTGACCATAAAACTTT